GCTTCGTTCCACGTGCCGCGCTTGCTCGGGCAGAACAGGATGTCGAGGTTCTTGATATACGGCCCGAGTTTGTCCATCGGGTACCAGAACGTACTGTTGTATGTCCTGCACGGGTACCCGCCGTCGTAGTCCTGCGCGTACATCAGCACGCCGGTCATACACTGCTTGATGTTGCTCAGGCAGCTCGCTTGCCGGGCCTTCTCGCGCGCCCTGGCAAAGACCGGGAACAGAATCGCTGCCAGGATCGCGATAATCGCGATAACGACCAGCAGCTCAATCAGGGTGAAGCCTGCTTTGCGTCGCGTCATGCTCGCGCGCCCTTTCACCGGCTGTTATGCGCCAAGAACAGCAACGAGGGACCGGGCAATAGCGCCGGTCCCTCGCGGTTGTGCGAGCCAGGTCCTTGCTGGCTCATCGTCGTCGACTAGCTCGGGTTGCGCAGGCCCTTCAGCGTCACGTGGGCGGTAAGCCCAGTGTGCACACGGCCTGCGCCGGTGATGGTCGTCACAATGCGCAGGTACCCGGCAGCTGCGCTGCAGTCGATGCGCTTGTACCCGGCCGTGATGCTCGAGTCGGCGCCAGTCGCCGGGTTCGCGTCGAAGTCAAGCCCGCCACTGGACGGGCCGTTGGCGACAGCGGCAATGCTGTTGCCAGACGAGTCATACAGTGTCACCGTGTTGTAGTTGGTGTCCTGTGCAGCATAGTCAGTGGCGGCGCTCACAGCGAATGCCGTCACCTCCCACAGGTACCCGACGGGCAGCACGATGTTCCGCGCGTACCCTGTCGTATAGTACGTGGTGCTTGCATCGTCCCCCAGGGGGACGCTGATTGTCTCCTGATTGTCGAGGCCGAACATTGTCTACACCTCCTGGTGCTGTGTTGTGCCTCCTTCCTGCGCCAGCAGCTAGCTGGCGCTGATACCGTATGCGATGGACGTGGTGAGGTCGGTGGAGTACAGATGCGTGAAGCCACCGCGCCAATGCCCAACGACGGCCTGCTGACCCTGGTCCTCGTACCGCACGAACGCCAGGGTCATATTGCGCTTGACGCTCAGCTTCCACGCCGGCAGGTATACCCAGATGCCGACGGTGTAGGTACTGTCAGAGCCGGTATGGTAGCCGCTGGCGCCAACGACCTTGCGCACGAACTCGGACGTGACCACCGGGTACCCCAGCAGAGCGTCGACTGTACCGGTCTCAGCCGCGGCAGGCCGCCCTAGCTGCTGGTAGGTGAGGAACATGTTGTTGTTCTGCGTGTCGCGCAGGAAACATAGCTTCGTGCGCAGGCACCCGTTGACGATGAATGCCGTGCTGCGCGGGTTGGCGTACTGCGCCATGTCGATCAGCGGCGCCGTGATGCTCTCGCCATTGAAGTACGTGGCGCAGCTCTCATTGGCACTGGAGTTGGTCAGCGCCTGCTCGACCAGACCGATCCAGGCCTTGCGGTGGTCAGCGGCGTTGGTGATGTCGCCGTCGTGATGCGTGGCGGCGGTGTCGCCGTTGATGATGGTGTCATCAATGGCGCGCGAGTGCTGCCGCAGTATCTTGGTGCGCACGTGCGGGATCAGCGGGACGATGCTGTCCTCCAGCAGCTCCCACGACACCATGACGCGCGAGGTCAGCTGCTTGCAGGACAGATCCACGTAGCTGGTGCCTGCCGTCGAGGCCGTGAAGTGCGGCGTCGAGTCGTCGCTTGTGGCCTCGCCGGTCAGGTACACCGTGACGTCGGTGGACTCAACGGGCAGCCGCCACGTCGCCATGCCCATCGGGAAGTCGACGCGCGGGAACAGCCTGGCGATGTCGGAACCTTCGTACACCTTCTCGACGAGGGCGTTGCTCATCTGCGTGGGCGCCCAGTAGCCACCGGAGGCACTGGTGCCGGCGTCCATCGCACGGGACGCGGACACGTGGTCGATGATCTCAGAGAACGGCCGCCACGCCTTGAGTTGCTTCCAGTGCGGCGCGCCCGGGTCGCGTCCATTCCAGCCCAGCATGATCTGCGCCATGTACACGTCGTCGTTCGCGGCCTGGAAGGCACGGACTGCGGACGCCTGCGGGCTGTCGTCATGCGGATCGGTCGGCTTTGTGACCAGGCTATTCAGGTCCTCACGGGCGATAGCGTCCCACAGACCACCCTCGGCCGGTGCAGACTGCGGGTCGATGCCGCGGGCCTTGTGGACGGCGTCCATGTGACGGACGATCTCGGGCACGGCGGCCCTAGCGTCCTGCACATTCGCCCGAATCTGGCGCTCATCGGCGTTCGGGTCCTCGGTAGCGTTCCCGTCGGGCCGGTTGCGCGTAGCCTCGCGCTGTGCCTTGAGCGCAGCAATCTCCTCGCGCAGGGCGTCGGCGGCCTGCGGCACGGCCTCGGACGCGTTGCCATCTACCATCCTGTTGAGCGAGGTCTCTACGTCTGCGCCCTTCCCGAACAGGCGCTCCACGGTACGGGCCTGCAGGACCTGAAAAGCCTGCTCAGCCTCGGCGTCATTGGTCGCGCTCTTCGGGTCAAGCCCGAGGTCGCTGGCGACGGCGTCCATCACGTCGCGAAGTCTCACTTCCGGCATGTTGGGGCACCTCCTGAGCCGCGCGTGGCAGCTCTATCGTGTCTCTGTCTCTGTCTCCTTCCCGGCGTGGGCTGTCAGGAGCCGCTGCCGCAGTAGAGCCTGCGGACTTGGCTGCGCCTCAACATGGGGCTGCGAGGAGCGTAGCTCGTTGGCGAACTGCACAATCGCGCCAGCGGTCGCCTGGACCTCTGCGGCCAGGGCAGGCGATAGGGCTCGCCCTGCCTTAGCCATGGCGCGCATGCAGTTGCGAACGGACTCGAGTGTCCCCTTCACGGAAAGCACATTGCGGATGTCCGCCTCAAGGCGGATGTCCTGGTAGGTGGCCGGCTCATCGGCCAGCCACGTTACGTCATTGTAGCGCTGCGTCTCGGCTGTCAGGCCCTCTGGCCACGGCTTGCCGAGGTCGTCATAGTAGCCGCGCAGGGCTGCGAGCACCGCGCCACGGTCCTCGGGTGGTACGTCAGCGCCACCGCGGGCTCCTGCCATAGCCGCAGCGGCAGCGACCACGGCCCGCCAGACGACGCGCAGCTCGCCGTCGATGACGTCGGCGATCGGTAGCGTGTCACCGCACAGATACGCTTGTGTAGTGTCGCCGCCCCACTCACGCAGGTGCTTGCGGGCAGCTACCTCGTCCCAAGCAGCGTACTCATCGGCGATGGCAAGACGCGCGCGCTCCGGCGCCGGTGCTGCGGCAGTCTGCCCCTCGGGCGGAAGCACGGGTACCCACACCTGTGTGACCTGTGTGCGGTTGCCGAGGATCACCTGGCCGTCGGTCACCGTGTAGTCCACGCGCCACACCGTGTTGTCGCGCCAGTTGATCACGATAGCGTAGGTCTCATACAGCTCGCGCACCCAATACTCGGGCTCATCGCTGTCGTCGAGGCTGGTGATGATGGCTGTCTCAATGTCATTGGCAGAGAGGGCGCCCCAGGTGCGGCACTGCTCTGTGGTCAGCTCCCACGGCCGCGAGGTGTCGAAGCCCAGCGTCCGCATGACAGAAAGGTCGGTGGTGTCCGGGTTGGCAGGCAGCGTGACGACGGAGACCTCTTTCAGTTCGATGTCGCCGCTGCCGTCGGGTTTGCCCCACCAGAACGTGCCGTCCTTGTCCTTGGCGCCACACGTGTGCGGGTCGCCGTTGAAGCCGATGCTCAGGCTCTTGACCACGCCACGGGCGATGCGCTTCCACGCGAAATCAGCCAGGTCGTCAGCGTCTTCCTCGGGCATGATCCAGCCGCTGACGCGGATCGCGTTCCCGTCGCGCTGCACGCTCTCCCACACGCCAATGGGCTTGCTGGTGTCGTGCTGCCAGAGCATCACCGGGTTACGCATAAACTCCGGAATCGCGCGCTCCAACGCCGCAGGGTGGATGCGCTCCCGGTAGCTGTCCTCCGTGTCGGTCGAGGCGGTGCCACTCACCTGGCGGGCGCCACCGTCTGCCTGCTGCTCAGCGCGCAGCTGATAGTCTAGGCGTGCGTATCGCATACAAGACCTCCGCGTCGCGCGCTATACTCCCGTCTCATTGCGCGCTGTGGTGAGAACTAAAGCCACCGCCCCGGGTGAGGGCGCCCGCTTGCCAATGTCGATGCCGACTCCGATGCCGGCTACTGGTCGGGCTCTGCTGGTGGCGGCGCCACCTTGCCGTCAACGAGGTCGGCAACGCGCGCTACGTCGTTGCCTGCTATCAGCTCGCCGGTGGCCTGGTTGTAGAGGCGTATCTCGGTGTCGGCACCGTCTGCCGGGATGCTGGCGGCCAGCAGGAACCGCCCGAGGCTCAGGTTGTCGGTGTTGTCCAATGCGATGTTGATAGGCTCATTGTCGACGTCGAGCAGGCAGAGCGTCACGCCGTGGTGTAGGCGCACGCTGCGCACGGCATGCTGCATCACCGCTATGACGTCGCAAGCCTCGATGTAGGGCCCGGCCATGCGGATCACAGCAATGGTCACATCGCGCAGGGCCGCCGCGTCTGTGCCTGACAGGCTGATTGTCGGTCGTCGGTAAGGCTCCTGCTCGCCACGCGGCGCGGCGCCATGGTCGACCATGCACGCCACGGCTATCGGAGCGATTACGAGGCTGCAGCGCCCAGTCTCCTCGTCGAGTTCCGACCTATGCAGCACCAGCAGCGGGTACTCGTAAGCCCTGTCATCGCGGATAGCGTGGGCCAGCGCCATGAACTCGTCCACCGTCATGCTCCCGCCTACCTCTCCCACTACACCGCGACAACGGTGCAGCGACAGTTGATCACCTCGCCCGCCTCGCCTAACGGGTCCCCGGGGAACTGTAGTCCGTTGCTGAACTCCTCCCCGATGCCCACCTGCTCACCGTGGACGTCAGCGTGCGTATCCCGAACCCGGTCGTCCAGCGTCGCTACCCATTCCTTCTGTGCGACACCAGCGATGTCCATGCCGGCGATGTTGCCAACGTTGTAGGCACCGACAATCTCGGTCTGAGCAATGCGCCGTGCCCGGTAGCCCTTGACGTCCTCGTACACCGACGAGACACGCTCGGAAATGCGCTCAATGGGCTCGCCGGCGGCATTGCCAGCCAATAGCTCGGCGCGCAGTTCCTTGTACAACTCGCCCGGGATGGTCTTAACCCGCAGCTCCTTGTGCCGCAGGTAGTCCAGTACCAGCGGGTTTTCTGTGTCGAAGGTCATACTTAGGCCCAGGTCAGATAGCACCTGCGCCCCGGATGACGTCGTCGCCGCTATCTCCGACGCCAGCACGATGTTCCACAGCGTGTTTGCGGAGGTCTCAGGGTCCGGCAGGACCTTGTCCGTTGGCACCGTGGCACGATAGGCCCTCTGGGCATTG